CAATGATTTCACAGTCCATTGAATACTCTGTTTTACCCTCAATAGCAAGAGAAGCATTACGAGCGCCACCGAATGGGATTTGGTCTGTTTCACTGTCTGTAATAGCAGCACCGTTGATAGTGTAGAACTGCTGAACACCAGTGTTACCTGTGATAGTGAATGAAACAACTTGTCCCAGCGTAACACCTGCTATAGTTACAGTTCCATTGTAGAACATGTATGGCTTCTGTGTGCCTTTCTCAATACCAGTTGCTTTTCTCTCAGCGTCTGTATTGTTTTCTTCAAACATGCGGTGAGCCTTGTATCGGTCACCTTTTGAGCCATTTGAATAATTAGCCACAGCGCTGGTTTCAAGACGACCAGTATCAGTGTAACATAGCGCCGAATCAAAGTTTACGCTCAAACGAAGAGCAGCATCTGTATCGGCTGTTATAGAGAAGTCCTTAACTTTGCATCCCTTGTAGACACGAGTTAATTGCTTAGGGTCTGTAGCGCCACCATCAGTGACATCAGCAACAGAACCTTCAACATCTCGGCGGCGAATGCTTACCTCCATAGCGAAAGAAGGAACGCTACTACGAGAATACAACAATCGTGTAACACCACGAGTAAGTGCTCCTGTTGCAGCACGATGAGGGCTACCAGTGTTACCAGTTCCGTCAGCATCAAAGCGAATAAATCTCACTGGTGTATTGGCTGGGTGAGGGAAACAAAGTCCATCATCAAGCCATACTTTTGACCCACTGATAGCGGCAATACGGCGTATCTCTTGTGCTTGAGTTTGGTCAAAGAAATCTTCAGCGCCAATATTGGTAGCGCCAAACTCTTTACCGACACCTAAGTTACCCGCACCTTTGTAAGTGATGATGTCTTGCTTGTTGTCTGTAACTGTTACTAAAGTAAAAGTAGCACCTGTTCCGCCTGAGATAGTAATAACATCACCAACTGAATAACCATAACCACCGTTTGTGATTGTAACGGTATCAACAGCACCTCCGCTGTCTGTAGTTGTCACAACTAAACCACTACCTGTTCCGCCTGTAGTAGCAACACCTGAAGCACCAGTATAACCGCTACCACCAACTAATGTGTTGAATGTAAGGGCTGCATTCCCACCTGTAAATAAAATGTAATCACCAGCGGCTACCGCTGAACTGCCTTGTGTAAAGACTGGGCTACCGTCTAAAGTAATCAAAGATTCACCAATCTCAGTAGCGGTGCTAAGTTTTCTATCAGTAGCAATAAGACCATCAAATTGAGTTCCAACTGCAACTGACTCCATACCTAAACAGTAATACAACCAACGAGGATTATGCATGTTTACCTCAAATGTTCCTCCTTCGTTTAGGAAACGACCCGGCACTTGAATTGCAGTATCACGCCCAAGTCCTACGATATGGTATCGCTTGAGGTCTACCTTTGTTTCGGGTAGAGTAAGAGTAGCAGCAAGACCGAGGAATTGGTCAGTAAGCACACGCTCACTACTGTCGGCTGCTGTAATGTCCCACCCACCCATATTTGCGTCAAAAGTAGGAGTTCCAAATGTTTCAATAACAAGACTATCGTTAGTGCTTGAGTCTATAGCCGTATCTGTTTTCAAAGCAGGTGTAACAGTGAGTTGAGTTTTACTTGAAGAATGATTTTTATGCTCCATAATTGTATATGTCCGACCAGTAGTATGAGAATCATCAGTGGTAAAGTTAGTGCCGCCTAAAATTGAGATTCTACATCCTACTAACATACCGACTGGATATTGTAAAAGACCACCATTACAAGGAGTAGCAGCAGCGCCTCCTGAGAAGTTAATTATACTCGTATTTGCTGAATCATCCCTGCTTTCGTGGGTGAACTTGAATGACCCTGCATAGTTATGTGGTAATTTTAGTGCTGTCTCGTGACCGAATGCAACTTCGGTCAAATCTCCTTTGTATACTGTAGATGGCATGTCGGCTCAACTCAAGGCACTAACTCCGCAAAGATAACTACTTCTATCTGAAAGGTCATACGAAATAAAACCTTTGACCTATCAGATAAGTCAGTGCGAGTCTTGTATACCATGCGGTCAAAGTTCACACCGTCTCCTTTTCTTACAGTGTGAATGAGGCGGCGTATCTCGTTTTCCATAGCCTGAAGATGCTTTCTCCCTTTGGCTGTGCGAGCGTCTACCGTGATGTTGAGACGGGTTGTAACGAAGTCGTAAAACAACTCAGGTGCTTCTTCGTTATGTGCAGTCTCGTAACATAAAACATAGTCATGGCGAGAGAGGTCAATCCTCTTTCCTCGCTCACCAACAGTAGTAGCGATGTCGTCAATAATTGGTTTGATATTACCAGTGTTACCACGATTCCAGTCATTAAGAGTGCTGATAACCATGTCAAGAGACTCAGTAAATGTCGCTACCATAATATCACTCCGCCTTCATTTTCTTGTATTTTGCTTCGTCAGGAACTAAGAGGCCACCTTGAAACTTCAATTTTCTCTCTTGTAGTAAAGGAGATTCACGCAACATACGCTCATCAGCCCTTTTTAATGCAGCATTAACTGCACCTTGAGGAGCAGGTTTGTTGTTTTGTCGGTAACCTTCTTCAGTTTTCATGATGTTTTCCATACCTAATTCCTGTGCTTCTACCTTTTTACGGTAATTCTCAGGTCTTTGAGTGATAACCATTCGTAGTTCTTCTTGGTATTTTGGGTCTGAAAGTTCAGCCTTTAGCATTTCTAAAAACTCATCTTGAGGCCCACTAACCATAACACATCACTCAAATACAATAATCTCAATATATCGGGCTAAGATAGAATCAACTTCAGCCCTTAGTAACTGAATCTTAGAAGTCAAATCTACATTCTGTGTCCCTTCAGGAATCAATACGCTACGGTCATCAGACATCAATACATCAATTGCTACCATCTTTGTAGCGGCTTCTTCTATAGCCTTCTCAAGATAACGCTCACCGTAAATGTAAGAACACTTAATCGCATTCCATTCAAAGAAAGGATAGGAGTTGTTGAAGTAGATAATTCCCATTTCGTGGTCAAGCCACCAGTCACGCAGCCTTGCGTTATCTCCCTTGCTACTACCACCTTGAAGGTCAATTCTCATGGTGTTTTGAGTAATCGTTCCTGTAATGTCACTCAAAGGAGAGCCTATGACAATGACACACCCTGTAAAAGAAGTAGCAGTTTTACCTGTGTAACTGAACACTGTATCTCCTTTTACACATACCCCAGCGCTAACAAACGCATTAGTGCTGTTTACATTAACTGTATCTCCAACAACACTTGTTACAGTTGCTTCATGAGTTCCTACTTGAGCAAACTCAATGGTGCTATCTGTTGCTACGATAGAACAAGATTCACCACCTTTACCGCCACGCATAGATGTAACTTTCACTTGACCAGTCCCGTAATCAGAGTTGGCAGTAGCAAGGAACTCATTGTTCAATGCAACATTTGCAGTAGAGCCTTCCAATGTGAATGCTGGTGAGAACTCTAATGCTGCTTTATTTACTCTATCTTCTTTGTTAATGAGGTCAGCAAGATTCTGTGCTGTGGTGGCTGCATCAAAGTCAGCCCTCCACTGGTTAGAGGCTGTTCCTATTGTCAGAGTAGCAGCAGTTCCGTTTCCGGGTGACACTACAATAGAACCTGACAAAGCCCTAACATCGCTGGGTAATTTGATACGAGCCTCAGCGCTACAAATCTCACGATAGTCGTCTCCTTGCCATAGTTCAAGACGAAGGATTTGCTGAATATTCCTGAAAAGCAAGGGTGCAGTTCCCACATAATCAGTATAGTATCGCCTTCTGTATGGCTTGTAAGTGTCAAAATTGATGTATTCAGCGCTCACGAGATAAGGTCGCCAAGCGTTGTGT